CTCGAACCGCTACGGAAATGGCGATCATCGATGCCCAGATGAAGAACCGTCTGGCCACGCGAGAAGGACACATCAACGACGCCATGGAAGACATGGCTGCAAAGTGCTTCTACCTGTGCCGTAAGTACATGAAGGGCGAAAAGATGATCCGTGTCGCCGGGGATAGAAAGTGGGCTGCGGTAGACATCTCCACCATCGCTGATGTCGAAGTAGACTTCGAGATGGTTAGCTACAACCCCATCAAGACCAACCCAGCAGTCATGGTAGAGACACTGCTTCAGCTCATCCCGCTGCTCCAGCAAGACCCGAATGTCGACGGTCGACGCCTGACCGAGGAGATCGTGAAGGGCATCGGTCTCCCGATGGGACTTATCATGCCCGAGGAAGATGTGGCAATGGCCGCGCAAGCAGAAGCCCAGATGGCGCAGCAGCTTGCGATGGGCGGAGCAGGCGCACCGGGCGGGGGCGGCCCGCCGATGGGAGCAGAAGGCGGCCTACCACCAGAGCTCGTAGCCCTAATGGGCGGGGGTGGTGGAGAGGCTCAGCCGGCAGCCCCAGAAGACAGCATGGCAGCAGGCGGTGACTCGCCCATCCGAGAGGAAGGCTGATGTCGCAGCAGCGCAGGCAGCACCGTCGGTATTCCCGAAAAGTCCATCAAATGCGACCCGTGAGTCGTCAGAACCCGGACGGCACTACGTCGACAGTTTTAATGACTTCGATGGACAATTACGCGCTACCGACTCTATTCCCGAGAGATCCAGAGAACGTAAGCCCCGACCCGCAAGACTGGGTCGAGTTAGCCGGTTCAGAGGCTTTCGAAATGGCGCGGGAAAGAGGCGAGCTGTTTAGCTTCGATACACAGCAAGAAGCCGATAGTTTTGCTCAGGGGTCATGGAAACGCCCTGAAGAGGGCGGCGACTATAGAACCTTAATGGACCGGTTAAGACGACAGGCACAGGAAAAGTAATGCCTAAGGAAGACAGCATGGCAGCAGGCGGTGACGCGCCCATCCGAGAGGAAGGATAGTGGGTTCTTTAGACCAAATGTACGAGGGTCCAGCAGGGGCAGCGCCCGGTGAACGAGACGCCCCATCAGCTTCTGATATTCTCCAAAAAATGAGAAAGCAGAGTCGCCACGTTGACGACGCACTTCACTACGCCAAGAAGCACGGACCTTACGCAGGCAAAGACCAGGGCCATATTGCATACGCATCTGACATTTACAGAGCCTCAGGTATTGATTACGAGCGGTTGTCTAAAGGGTCGAAAGTATACTCAGGTAGCAAAGACGGTATGGATTACGAGATCTTCGAAGACTCTGAAGGCAAACGATTCTCTTTTCTGAAAACGCCCAGAGGAGTGATTCACGTTACCGGTCACCTTACTTGGAAGGAGGAATAATGCCCCTTAAGAAAGTACCTGGCGGATACAAAGCCACAAAGAACAGCAAGGTCAAGAGCCGTAAAGACGCTCTTAAACAAGTAGCTGCGATTAAGAGCAAGCAGAAAACTTCTAAGAAGTACTAATGGCTGACGACTACTACACCGCTGTACGCAAGAAGAAGATCTTGGCTGAGCACAACCTTGAAGGCTGTAACAAGCCTAAGAGGACACCCAACCACCCTAAGAAGAGCCACATGGTTCTGGCGTGTGAGGGTGGTAAGTTTAAGATCATACGCTTCGGTGAGCAGGGAGCCAAGACCGCGGGTAAGCCCAAGGAAGGCGAGTCCGACAAGATGAAGAAGAAGCGCAAGAGCTTCAAGTCTCGACACGCTAAGAACATCAAGAAGGGCAAGATGAGCGCCGCCTACTGGGCCGACAAGGTGAAATGGTAATGGCTAAGAAAGACGAGTACGAGAAGAAAAAGAAGAACCTCAAAGACGAGGCTCAAGGCTCTGGTAAGAAGCTCAGCGAGAAGACCCTAAAGACTCTTAGCAACAAAGCCAAGGAGTCTGGCATCGGCTCGGGCAAGCTGAAGAAAGTCTACCGTCGAGGCATGGGTGCATACTACTCTTCGGGCTCTCGACCTGGCATGTCACCGCACCAGTGGGCCATGGGTCGTGTCAACAGCTTCATCAAGGGAAGCAAGAAACACGACACAGATCTGAGGTAGTCATGGCAAAGAAAACACAGCCCTACGACAAGGGAGTGCCCGCCAAGTACACCGCGGGCATGTCCGAGGGGAAAGCGACCGCGCAAGCCGCGGAGATCAAGAGCACGGCAGAGACAGTAAAGAAGGCAAAGAAAGAGGGTAAAGAGCTCTCTGGCGACTACTACGATATGGTTGCAAAGAAACGAATGGCCTTAGCCAAAGAGAAGAAGTAATGGCTGAATACGACGAGATGATGGGAGCCCTCAGGCAGGACGCTCAGACAGCAGATCAATGCCCCGAGGCTACACAGAACCTTGAGCTCAACCTCGAGAACCGCCAGAACGCTCTCGACACCAAGGAGTATGGCCCAGCCAATCCAGGTCTCGACGAAGAAGGCGGTAACGAAGAGTTCTGGCAGCGCTACGCAGACAAGTTCAACGACACCGTCGAGAACGTCATGACGATGCGCTGCGGTAACTGCACCTTCTTTGATACAACAGATCAAACACGTGACTGCATCGCTATGGGGATAGGTGACGAGCCTGACCCAGAAACTGCTATCATGGGCGGAGACCTTGGGTATTGCCAAGCCCTCGACTTTAAGTGTGCGTCCCAGCGAGTTTGTGTCGTCTGGGCAGGGAGACAAGAATAATGGCTGCCGAGAGCTTCTTTCCCCTGACAGCTCCGCTGGTTTCCACCGTCGATAAGAAAGACCGGTGGAAGCTTCGGAAGCCGCACCCTAGGTGGCGGACAGATGTTCGAAACAGCTACGAGAGACAGCGCCTGTGGTCAGAACTTCCTGAAAACGAACGCGTAGATATCTCATATCAGTTAGGTGCCAGGAGGAGGATACTGTAGTGGGTTGGGTAGCAAACGGTTTGAGATGTGACGACTGTAAGACAGTAGACGGTCATGTGTACTACAAGAGGAGCGCGGGACCCCCGCCGTGCCCCGAGTGCGGTAGCGCTCGTGTAATCGACTGGTCCCACGGGGAGTTCCCCGGAGTCAAGGGCGACGGGATTAAGTCTTTCGTGCCCGTAGACATGGGCGTCCTCGGGTACTGCGACACGCGCGAGAAGTACGATCGCGCCGAGGCTATCATCAAAGAGCGCTTCCCAGGACACACGATCAACAAGGTCGTTGAGTCGAAGGCGGACCACGGCGAAAGGCTTGACGCTATTAAGCACAGGTCTTGGGCCCAGAAGAAGGCCAACCATCTTACGCCAGCTATCATCGCCGAGGTAAAAGAAAAGTCCGAGGCAAAGGCCCGAGAGGCCAGAGGTAGAGCGCTGGCTCAGAACAAGAACCCCGCTAAGGCAGAGAAAGCAGCTAAGGCGAACGTAGGTTCCGCCTCTAAGAACGCCGGGGGCTGGGGACAGTGACTACGTCAGTAGACATTAGAGAAGCCCAGCGGCGTGCTCGCCTGTGGCCCAGGTCTCTAAGAACCGTGAGAGAACTGGTTCCCTATGATATGCTCCTCGTCGAGGATAGAGCTACGGGGATCCGATGCAAAGTCCCAAACAAAATGCGTCTAATGCACGGCTTAGAGGTCGCCTTCGAGCTCGCAACGGACTTGTCTGAACCCCACGAAGAAGACGAAAGTCTTTAGTTATAATTCTTATAGGAGACCCCCATGGCTGTTGACCCGAAGACTGGCGAAGAGATGGAAGAGACCCCCGAGACTATGGAGCAGGACAGCGACATCCAGAAGATGCTCGCCGCTGCAGACGAGATCATCGAAGGCGATGCCCCCGCTCCCGAAGAGGGAATGGAAGAGGCGCCCGCTGAAGAGAACATGGAAGGTGTAGATCTCTCTCCCATCGAAGAAGCCCTCGGAATCGACAGCGCAGCAGCCTTAGAGCTGTGGGAAGCCGCTCAAGACCGAGAAGACCTCGCCATGCTGACCCCAGAAGAGCTCGCCGAGAGGCTGGCCGAGGACTTCGGACTTCGCATGCAGCTTGAAAAGGCAGCAGCTATGAAGGCCGACGCCGGTATGGAAGAAGACATGGGTATGCCTCCGATGGAAGAAGCACCCCCTATGGAAGAGATGCCCATGGGCGACCCGGCAGGCATGATGCCTCCAGGGATGTGAGCCATGGCCGAGTTTGAAGCCAAGTCTAAGCTTGATCCAAAATACGGTATCAATCGCGAACAAGTCGAAATGCATCGCTTGAAACAAGAAGCCGATGACCTAGACAAGAGGACGAAGCGCTCAGCTGCGGTTGGCGCAGGTATTGGCGCCGCAGCGGGTGCCGCGGGCATAACAGCGGCCAAGAGAGCTATGGAAAAGAAATACGGCGCTCCAGGCTCGGTTAAAGCTCATACAAAGCAGCAAGATGTGATGCACGGTGAGCGGAACCCTAGCAACGTCGGAAACCCGAAAGCTCCAAGCACTGCTTTAGGCGCCGCGATTACCGGCGCATTAGGCGCCTCTGCAGGGATGGTTGCTCCTATGGTCAAAGATCATCTTAAGGAAGGGGCTGAATACCGGAAAGAGCGGCGTCAGGGTCGTAAAGCCGCAAAACTGGAAAGAGACTATTACGAGGCAATGGACGAGATGCGGCGAAAAAATCAACAGTCGTATGACCCTGATAAGAAGGAGTAAGGACATATGAGCGAAGATGACACCACAGTCGAGCCCTCTGCAGACAGTGCCCCGGAAGGTGCTGCTGCAGAGGCGCCCGTCGAAACACCAGCAGAACCTTCCGTCGAGACCGCCGCCGACACCACGGCAGACTCAGCACCTACCACAGAAGACAGTGGCGGCTCGGCGGATACCTGGACCGGAGAGCTCGCCGACGTGCAGGGCTCGGAATGGTTCGAAGCCCTGCCCGGTGATGTTCAAGGAGCCGTGCTTGCAGGACTCGAAGCCAAGTATAAGAACTGGCAGCGAGGCTACAACGATAAGTTTCAGGGACTCGCCGACTCTAAGAAGTCGCTGAGCGATCGCGAAGAAGAGCTCAAAGCAAAAGAGCTTCGCGTGCAGAAGTGGCTCTACGGAGAAGAAGATCCAATAAGCACCCTCAAGCAAGAGCTTGATGGACTGCGCACCGAGAAAGAGAGCATCGAGACGAAGCTTCGCGAGGAACTCGAGAAGGCCGTTTCAGAAGCTAAGGCTGGAGGTGCCGTAGACCTGGAGCGCCTGCAAGCCGAGCGCGATGCCGCGCAGAGTAAGCTAGCAGAGATCGAATCCCGTGAAGCCGCGGCTCAAGAAGCTCAGCTAGATAAGGAAGCAGGGGAGCTAGACAGCTGGCTTCAGAAGAACGCTCCAGACCTGTATAGAGAGTACAACGACGAAGCTCTCGACAAGGCCAGAGACGACGCCTTTCTCGCGTTCTGCAAGATATCCATGATGGGCGTAGAGCCCGAAGTGGCTCTGTCCATGCTGCGTGTTCAGCACCCGGAGATCAAAGTCCCCGGAGAGCCCGAGAAGGTAGAGCCCGAAGAGGTGCCCGCGAGTGTGGACCTCATGAACATGGGCACGGGAAGCGGCGGAGAGGCCATGGGCAAGGGCGATGTGCGGTCCTTCGACGACATCATGGACAGCCTTAGACGTGCTGCACAGCAATCGGCGGTGTCCTAATGCCTAGTCAAAAGACCTTTCTGGTAGAAGACGCCTCTGGCTGTCTCGACTCTTCGCTCGTAGTCCTTGAGGGCTCCGATAGAGCAGTCACCTATATGGACTTGTCGCAGATCATATGCATACGAATCGCAAGCACGGGAGCTCTCACAGCCCATGTGCCCGGTGGTTCTATGCAGATACTAGACCTGGAGAGACAAGACGCGGACGCCATCGTAGAACAATGGCTGTCCTTGCGACTATCAGCCAGCAGCGATTAGCTCTTCGAGCGCTTCGACAGCAGTCTTGCGGGTCTTGCCCGCCTGCTCTGCTTCGAGAAGCGCTTCAAGATACATGTCATAGTCGCCCGTAGCGAGAGCTGCCCGGAGCTTCTTGACCGAGAGGTCGAGGAGCTCAAGCGGCGCTTCGCCCGTAGGGGCCGCGACTTCCGCAGGAGCCTCTATAGCTACAGAGGCCGCCGCCGACATGCTCACACCGCGATGAGTTAGCTCATCTACCGCCAAGTCCAGAGCGAGCGGGGAGTCCGCTTCGATCGTGAGCACCGCTTCGTCCCGGCGGAGGGAGCCGTATCCGCCGCCGCGGCGAACAGACGCCACGCCGATAGAGCGCTCCTCGAACCAAGAGAGCTCAGGAAGGGGGCCGACCGCATTAAAGGTGTAAGAAGGCATCAGGTCTCCGGGGGTACATAGTTGTGGGGGATAAAGTGGCCGGGACCCCAGGGTGTGTCTTGTACCTGGATGCCGGCAGCGGCAGATAGCCCGTGGAGGGCAGGGTCCTTAGACCAGTAAAAGTACATGACCTCGGGGCCGCTCTTGCCCCAGTAGCGGTCCCAGCCGTGGCTCGTGTAGTACGCGTGAGCAGGAGCATGGACCGCGGGAACGCGCTCCGTGTTGGGCGAGAGCTCCCATCCATCGGGAGGAACGATAAAGCCGTCCTCGTCGTACTCGCAGTCCAGCCCGCCCGTAGGCTCCTCAGGCTCTTCGGGAGCCTCGGGTTGCGGAGCGCTGTGCGCCTTGGTCGGGTTCTTCACCGCAGTCGAGTTCTGCATAGAAGCAAGACCGCGGGTGAGGGCGACACGCGCAGCCGTCTCGCGCGTGACCACGACACCTAGCTCTCGAACAGCAGGCCAGCTGCGCATCAGAGCCACAACACCGTCAAGCTGTTCGAGTAGTAAATCGTCCAGCTCGACAGACACCGCTACAGGGTCTCCCTTCACGAAAGTCAGCTTATCGGCCAGTTTTGTCTTACCGCTCATACGCACCCTCCGACAAGGAGCATAACACACCTACACATAGGGCAGGCTGACAATCTGTCAAGCGTTCTTAAAAATGTATTTGCGATATTTTTTATAAACAGCTTAGGGTCCCCTTGTTGACAAAACGTCAACCCTTTTCAAAAAGTATACTCGCCGAAAAAACGGCTCCCCCGGAGGGGCCCGGAGGGCGCCGATGGCGGGGGGTGGGGGTGGCATCGGATAGCGAGACGCATCGGGCCGGGCGGGCCGGGTCAGGGCGGGCCGAACGGGGAGATGAGGATGCAGGATAGCTGGGGAGGAGCGCTCCCCCTGCGCAGGGAAGACGGACAAATAATGGTAGGCACTGACGACCTGGTGCCCCCCCAATCTACTGAACACCTGTACAGGAGGGACGCGCCAAGCTATCCCAGCTTCTGAGATTCTGTGACATTTAGTGACGACAGCGCAGTGCAGCGAATAGCCTTCTAATCCGCTCGCTGATATTGACGGCTCGTCAGCAGTGGCTTAACGTCACGAAGTGACGCACCGAACGCGTCGCACCAACCAATCGGAGTCAATCAAAATGAAAACCAAATACACAGTACCCTGTCCCCTGTCGGGGCTGTCCATCGAGATGGAACACAATTCTGAGGATATCTATTTTCCATGGGCTGCCTTCCTGCACGTGGACATAGGCGGATGGAGGCCGCTCTTCCTGAACACGTGCGGAGAGACACCCATGGAGGCGTGTCGAGCGCTACACGATTGTCTCGATACAGTGCGTCGCGTCGTATGGAATTTCAGCTCTGAGAGGGAAGATGTGGAGAGCATGCTGGACCTGCTATGGAAGGACACGCTGAACATCGAGGCCAGCGACCACGTGCTATCGCTAAATGCCGCAGGGGGTGCCTGATGCCACGCTACAAGGTCACTCTGTATGTGCGCTGTCAGGACCTCCCCTCGGGTGAGAGGCCAGGGTTCGATATCGGCTACGCTCTCCAGGAGAGAGGCCTGCCAGGAGCGCTCGAAGCTATGGAAGGCGCTCTTCAGGATGCGCTCGAAGAGCACAGGAAGGGCCATCTGGCCCTGTCGGTCTACCAAGAAGACGAGGACATCCTATCCTCACAAGTAGAGGACGTGGACGAGACGGACGGGGAAGACCTCGTCTATCAGCAGCTCGCGCATCTGCAGTGGGATGAGCTATGCGAAGCAGGACAGCGCCTCAAGATGCAGCTAGAGCCCTGCTTCAATGACCGCGAGGACTACAGATGAGGAAGGACATCGAGCTATCTCTGAGCTTCGTCTGCTTCGCAGTTGGTCTCTACTTCTTCCTCATCCTCTGAGTGTGACGAGAGGTCCCCAGCGCATGCTGGGGGCCTTGACGATGCACTCAGCATCACAACCAACCAACTGGAGTCAATCATGAACATAGAACTATACCGAGGCGGCCACAGCTGCCCCACGACACTGCAGCCCTTTTACCATGCGCAGGGTCAGCTCCCCTTTAATCTGGCGTGGTTCACTTCAGACTATGCACTCGCCGAGTGCTACGGGCCCGTGAACGACTACGAAGTAACCCTCCGCAGCATCAAGAAGGTAACCCGCGAGGAGTGGTCAGCGTTCGACAGAGTGATGCTGTTCGTCAACCCTCAACCCGTGATTGACCTAAAGGCGCAAGGCTATGACGCAGTGCGCTGTCAGTTTACCTCGGAAGTGAGCGCGGTCCTGGTGCTGGGTGTCAGCCCAGAAAACTGCAAGGACAACGGATGGGCCCATGCCCCAGATTTTGAAGAGTGTGGGGAAGAATAGTTCAAGCGTGGCGACAAGCCTCCTCAGTCGAGAGACTGAGGAGGCCCACGATGCACTTGAGCATCACAACCAACCAACCAACTGGAGTCAAATCATGAACATCCTAACAACCACAGTCCCCAGCAGTGCATATCAGATGTACAAGCTTAGCCTCGGAGATACTCCGCTGGTCAAGGCGGCCCCTCTCCCCAGCGCGAGCGCTCAAAGCGCGCAAATAATGATGGCAGGAGCGGACCGAGCCAAGCGGGTGAGCTTCGCGGAGCTATGCCAATACAAGCCAGGAGAAGACACGTTCAAGGAAAGCGGAAAGGTGTCCCACAATATCATCGCTCATTCTGAGCTTGCTAACGCTTTCCGCTCTATCTATGCGGAAGCACTCAACTCGGAACCCGTATACGAAACCTACGCTATCGCTCGGGACGGTCTACAGTTCACAGGTCGCATAGCCTTTCCCTATGTGGCCGAGAGCGGACGAGTCCATACCGAGTATCTGGTAAGCGTGATTATGAGGGGCTCCTACGACAAGTCTATCGCCCCCAGTGGAGCCTACGGTACCGATACCAGAGTGTGCGCCAACATGGACATATTCTCTGGTGACGGCCTGTGGAAAGCACGTCAGACCGCCGATATGCCTAAGAATGTGATGGAACGGCTCAGAGAGTCCGCTGCAGGCGCTAAGCAGGTGACCTGTGGAATGATTGAAAAGTATGACCGATGGGCAGATATCCCCTGTCCTGACATGCTCTTCTATTCCTATCTGGGCATCCTCAGGGGGCGCGGCGTCATTACCCCCACGCTATTCAGCAAAGCCCTGAACTATTGGCACGCGTGCACTGCAGCCCGCGACGCGGGGCAGCTGGACGGCATTGCAGCACACGGCAACAGGACCCTGACGTCGGCCTTTCAAGCGGTCACAGGGTCGCTGCATAGCATCGTCCCCAACACCCGCGGGAAGTTCGGTATCAGCGGCGCGGCTACCATGGTCACGGACGCAGTAGCGGCCACGGGAGGCGGAGTCGAGGGAGTGGTCATCCCAGAGTTCAAGCTCGAAGACTTCGCTCGCTTCGAGAATATCTGAGTTCAGCGAGAGGCCCCCAGTCGAAAGGCTGGGGGCCTTGACGATGCACTCAGGCATCACATCAATCGGAGTCAACACGATGAACTATTTAGAGCGGTTAGAACAGCACTGGGCCTTGATGGCAGCCATCCAGGCGACAGCCATCACAGACGGCGGCAGGCAGGCGATAGGGCGCGTCATGGACGCCTTCTCGGCGGACATCGAGGCGGAGCTGCAGGCCCAGAAAGACGGGAAGGCGGACAGGGAAGAGTCCTCCGCCCGTCGGGAAGGATGGCAGTGATAGACCCCCGCACGCCCTACGTGGTGGTTGATAAGAAGACGGGTAAGGTCGTATACGAGACCACGTACGCAAACCGCAGGCGAGCCCGACGGGTGAGGGACCGCCGCGATGACCAGCACGGAGGCTACCGCTACATATGCAAGGTCATTCGCCCGTCTGAATAGCCGCGAGTCGATAGAGACGCCGCCCCCCGTGCCGATAGGTGCGGGGGGCATTCCTATGTCTGGTGAAAAGTTCACGAGCTTGCGAGATTATCTCGAGGTCCGGTGTCCGGTGTGTACTAAGGGAGAGGTCCGGTGTCCGGGGTAAAGGAGAGGTCCGGTGTCCGGGGTAAAGGAAAGCCCGGCGCTCCGGGGTAGAAGCGACGGGCCGACGGTCCGGTGAGCGGAGCGGTTAGGACCGGTTTAACTTGCGGATGATATCGTCGGTTACCCCGAGGTCCTCTGCCTCCCGGATAATCATGCGGCGAGCGCGAATCCAGGTCAGCGAATCCAGGCGCCCGTTCATGTAGTCCCGGCGGTGCTCGCGCATAGCGCGGAGCAAGCGGTCAGCGTCCGACTCGGGCTCCTCAGTAATCGGATTAGAGTAATCGATAAAGTTAGGCATTAGGCGTCCCTCCATCCCCACTCACCCCGTTGGGTGACGTGGTCGCAATAGTCGGCATGAGCATCGGACTCTAGCTTGTCCTGATAACAAGGCTCACAGTATTCGCGGTAAGTGTCGACCAAGACCGCATCGGACTTTTCGCAGCCCTCGCAATACCCGACGACATCCTCAGCGTCGCACTCGGGAATGTGCTGGTGGTAAATCATCGGTAGCTCCACAGGTACTCGTCGTCATCAGAACAGTCGGGGCCGTCGAGCTCCAGCCCGTCGAAGTCAGCCAGCCCACGACTCCCGTGAGCCATGCCAGCCATCTGACGCGCCTCGGAGCGCCATAGGTCATCCTCATCACAGCAGCAGGAGCAGTCCACAACGCGGCCAGGAGTCCACTCCATAGCATCGTATAGGTGGCCGTCCTCATCGGTCCCGTTGAAGAGGATGACCTGGTCGTCGGACAGCACTTTATAGAGAGCTTCAGCCCACCGGACCGCTCTCACCAGCTGGTCCCCAGTCGAGCCGTCGTCCTTCCAGACATAGACGGAAGGGTCGAAGTCATCGAGAGTGTGGCTCCAGACTTGAACTTTTAGCATCACTCACCTCCTTTAGCGGCGTAGTAGGGCATCTCACGGTCAGGGGTCCACTTAAAGGCCGTGTAATCAAAGCCTCTCTCATCGGTGCCGTCGATGAGGATAGAGAACCCGCCCCGCATAAGGTCAGAGTGGCACTGAGGAGTTAGCAAGTCTGAATCTGCCTTGTGAATCTCGTCCCAGAGGTACCGAGCACGTCTAACTGCGTCAGCAAATGAAGCACGAGACACAGGGTAGCCAGGACCGATATCCACACTCCCTACTTTAGGACTCCATATAGAAACATAGAGGTTACCTTTAACTTTTAAAACAGACATTAGATTGACTCCGTTGTGTGGATGCGACGCGCTTTGTGTGCGTCACATAGTGACAGTAACACAGCCCTACATGTAGTGCAATAAATAAAATACACTAAAATAAAATAGTTACATTTATTGACAAGCGGTCAGCGGTCGCTCTTTAAAGAGGAGTCTCCGGTGTCCGGTAAAATAAAAGCTCCGGTGCAATCGGGGAGACTGCACCGGAGCTAACCCGGTTGAGCACCGGGCCGGTTGAGCGGAGTCAATCACTCAGGCCATAGCCTATAGCAGAGCGGAGGCCGGCGCAAGGGAAAAGATAACACGGTCAGAGAGCCGCTGGTTTATTTTAATATCATTAGAGCTTGCACTATATGTAGGGTTCTGTTATTTTAAATAGGTCGGGTATCCTCTCGACGATTAACGGAGTCAATCTATGTTAACCCTTAAAGAAGCTAAAGATATTATCGGGCATAAGTCAGGTTTAGGAAAGCCTTCTAAAATGCCCGGCTATTCCACAGCTATCCCCGCTGAGCACTGCAAGACAGGAGCCAAGCTGGCTAAGATAGCGGGCTCGGTATGCGCGAAGTGCTACGCGCTCCGTGGTAACTATCTTTACCCTGACGTCAGGAACGGGCTCGAGTCTCGCTTCCAAGCGCTCGGACATCCGAGATGGGTAGAGGCCATGGCCCAGCTGGTCAGCCACTACACGAAGGAAGCTGACCCCTACTTCCGCATCCACGATAGCGGAGACCTCCAGTCGAGAGAGCATCTCCTTATGTGGGTAGCTGTGGCGAGGCTCGCTCCTTGGGTTCGGTGCTGGATGCCCACGAAAGAGAGCCGCATGGTTAAAGCTGTGCGCGCTGAGCTTGGCGAGACGTGGCCTGAGAACCTCGTGGTTCGCTTGTCCGCTCCGATGGTAGGCCAGACGCCTCCGAAGAGCTTCGAGGGGCACCTGACGTCCACAGTGGAGTCAGGACACGGCTTCGAGTGCGAGGCCAGCACCCGCGGGAACAAGTGCGGCCCTTGTCGTGCCTGCTGGGACCCGACGGTAGAGAACATCGATTACCACAGACAATAACCCTACACCAAATATCCTGGGCAAGATTCAAAACTGCCCGGAGGTCTCATGTTCTACTTTAAATATACTAAGCGGCTTGCATACTGGGAACGTACCCGACGGAGGGCGCGAAGATGAACGCCGTTAACGTCGAGCTCATAGCCTGCTTCGTCTGCTTCGCGCTGGGGCTCTGGTTCTTCTTAGGGCTGTAGCTCTACCCTACTCGAGCTCCATGGCCTCGCCCGTACTATCGGGCGGGGCCTCTTCTTTGCCCATCATCTTAGCGCAAAGCTCACGAATCCGTTTAGCTTGGCCCGCATGTTTCTCGGAGGCGTCGTCGAGCTGGTCGGCAATCTTAAGCAGCTCCTGATGATGCTCGTTAGATCCGGCATGTCCGGTGTCCGGCGCCTGCGGGATGTCCGGGGAAATGTCCGGCGCGATTAGAATAATCTTACGAGCTTCAGAGAATCCGGGACCGGAGAAGTCCGGCGCTCCGGCAGACATCCGGGCGAGGGCGAGCGGGTCTTTGCAGTGCATCAGGTCTGTCCCGTGGCTACGATCCGGGCCAAGCGCTCATCGAAGTCAACGTCGATTATCACAGGTCCGGTTGGTTGGTCGGCTCCGGCCTTGGTAGCCGGCGCAATCCCGCAGCGGTCGAGGATCCCCTCCGCTGCCTTGATCTTATCCCGGGCCGGGACGTCCGGGTCGGCGAGCACACCGCGGAGAGCGTCGAGCGCGTCCATCGCGGCGCCCTCGAGCTGGGATGAGAGCACCTTACGACGATGCTCTTTCCCGTCGTTAATCGCCTGCTTGATATCGTCCTCGCCGCGCCAGCCCCAGATAACGCTCTCCGGTATTTTAAGCTTTAAAGCGGTGTCTCGGGGAGTGTAGCCCGCAGATAACAGGCGACAACAGATCGCCCGTAGTTCGGGGGTCGCCGCAAACATCGCATCCGCGCGCAACATGCGCAGAACTTCCTCGATACCGGGGGTGTCGGGGCTCAGCGCTGTCTGTTCTGCGGTCATACATAGATCATATCACAGTATCGACGCGCATGCACGTCTCTCTAAATAAATGTTGTTAAATAGAGCGCAGTACTGCGAATATAAAATAATACTTGCACTACATGTAGGACCTGTTACACTATGAGTGAGTCGGGAATCACCCCCTCTCACCAGAGTAATCGAAATAGTTATAATACTTATAATAGTTATAATATTTATTTAGCTCAGCGGAGTCAGCCCCATGTCAGCGACCAAGATTAAGAGGCGAAACTGGATCGCGGTTAACGCACACAATCGGAAGGCGGGCGCGATGCCCGACAAGAAGAAACAGCAAAACAAGAAGGCTTGTCGCGGTCGCGTCAAGGGAGGTGAGTGATGAGTGCGTTCCACACAATGAAGGATGAGCGCGATGCGCTGGAGGAGAAGGTCGAAGAGCTTGAGTTAGAGTGCCGCCTACTGACGGCGCAGCATGACCGCCGGCGAGACGAGCGCGATGCCCTTGAGGGCAAGGTTGAGAAGCTTGAGCGCGAGGTCCGGCTGATGCGTCAGCAGTACTTCCGCAGGGTCGAGGAGCGGGATGCCCTGCGGGAATCCGTGAAGGACCTGCTGGACCTGACCGAGTACGGAGACATAGGCGGGATGGTCTGGGAGCTGGTCAACGACGGCGACGAGTGGGTTGTTGAAAGGCTTAATCGAGCGCAGAAAGTCGATGCGTGGGTCGACCAGATCATAGACGGGAGAGGTGAGTGATGGGTGTGCCTACTATTGAGATACCTGTTTGGAAGTGGAACGCTTTGAAGAAGTCCGAGGCCGACCTTGGGTTCGTGCTGGCTACGCTTGAGCAGATCGTAGAACTCGACTTGTTCTGCGCCTCGATGGAGGACAAGACCAAGACCGACGCCCTCTTTGCTTCTGCCCGCGAAGTAATCGCCAACGCGAAGGAAGGTGAGTGATGATTGACGCTATGTGGGATGCGTTCGTAGAGCTGGACAACCAAGTCCAGGCGGAGCTCCTGGAAGCGACGGAAGGGTCCGCGGAAGAGAGGCGGGGGGTTATCCTGTCCGAGAAGCTGGCAACCCTAAGCCAAGTCCTGGGTCGGGTCGAGGATGTCCTGTCCGAGCCCAAGGAGCCCGTCGACGAGCCAGAGTCCCGGCGAGTGAGGATGTGGATTGATGACCTGTCTGGACTCAACCGAAAACTTAACAGCGCACATGGTGTGCGCGTCACGCTGGACGAAGTAGTCGAGCACTTGAAGCAATGGGACAAGTGAGAAGTCCTGTTAGAAACCCTGAACTTGAAAGAAGGAAATGGAACGATGGAAGCTAAAGAACTGCTTAGAATGTTCAAAGCGGCACTGGCAGAGAACAAAGAGATGGAAGATGTGCTCCGCAAGATTATGATTGCGAGAGATCACAACGCAGACCTTGGGAGCTACCCGGATTGGCCCGATGGTCCCACGCAAGACCAGTGCTTCGACGACTGGGCAGCAGACCTCGCGTCCCGTGCGCTGGGTTGTTGGGAGCCGTCGAGCTGGCGAGACATGTGGCTAATCAACGGGGAGACTGGTCGGATTGAATCCTGGGACAGTGACTGGAACCCGCACAATGGGAATGACGCACGCGCAGTCCTTCTTGTGAAAGTTGCTCTTAGAAAGAGCATCTGGACCCACGAAATCTTCACCAGGGAAGAAGCTGAGAAAGCCCTGGAGCTTGAAGATTACTACCAGACAAATGATTCGATGGACAAGATGTCCGAGAACCTGAACTTGAACGAAGGAAGATAGAAATGCAAAAGGTATATCAGATAAACATCAGCGGAATCATCGTGACAGATGACAGCGAGGGGAACCCCGAGAACTGGGGTGTAGAAGATCTCATAGAATCCCTGGCTGGATACCCGGACGTGGAGGTTCACGAGATGGCCCTCGTGCGTAGAGTGGAGGAGCCCGTGGTGGAGGTGTCGCCCGAGCCCGAGCTGAAGACTGGCCCCGACACTGGGTCCAACATCAAGACCCGTGAGAATAGGTGGCGCTCCCAGCGCGGTTGTCTGGATAAGGAGTACCGGTACGAGGGCAAAGCCTACATCCGTCACGCCAAGCTCTTGGGACTTGGAACAACAAAAGCAAAGACCCGTGAGGTCTGGCTAACCGAGGAGGAGATTCCCACGGTCCGAGAGGCTGTGTACGCAGCCCGCATGGCCAAGGGTCTGAGGACCGGGATCCCCCGCAACAGGCTTGTCCTCGTGGGAGGTGAGTGATGGGTGAGTCCGTAACCTTCGTGAGATTCACTAAGCGTACCAATGACCCCAAGCTGGCGTGGCTGGAAAGTCAACTGACGGAAGCTGGGATTTCCCACCAGAGAAAGGGTCAAAGTTATCATGCTCCGATTTTGGAGGTGGAGTCTGCGCGTATTGATGATGCGTGGGACATCCTCGATCCGATTGACGACATTCCAGACAACGATCCTATGTTCACGGGAGGTGAGTAATGGCAAGAGAAGTATATGTATGCGAAGAGTGCGGCAGCGAGGACATCCAAGTCGCCATGTGGGTCAACCCGAACACGGGCGAATCAGACGACTGGTATGGCTCAGGCAGCAGCGCAGAGACGCAATGGTGCCACAACTGCGAGGAGCACTGCTTCGTGAAGCTCCGCGTGTATCCCGACGAACAACACAAGAAGGTGGTGAATCATGGGTAAGAAGAAAAGCTGGGAGCCCGGGCAGTCAGAGACAGCGCGGGAGATTAGACACGCGATGTTAGAAACCCTGATGAAGTACGGCATGTCGGAATCGAGAGAAGACTGCTTAGACTTCATGTACGAGACGATGGTGATCGCAGGGGCGGGAGCCTACGCCGCGGGGCTGACGGGCGAGCAAGCTCTGGAGTTCTTCGAGGCCGCTCTCGAGGACATCTACAACGCTACGGTGCTTGCCACGTTGCCCGGTGTAGAGGGGGGAGCTCAAGCATGACGAGCGCAGGATATATCCCGTTGCCCTGTCCTCCCGATAAGAAGGCCGACGCGTGGTCACTCCCCGAGGGGTGGGTGTTGCAGCCGTGGGTTCCATCCGAGGGTATGAGAAGACCGGTTATCGTCGGGAGGTGCACGGTATACGATGGACTGAGGAGGTCGATTAAGTTCAACCCCGTCTGGTTCCGCGAGGCTCCGATGAACTTCGAGGGCGAGCTGCTGCTTGGGACGCTGGTGATGGGTACCCGGAGAAGGGATCGAGCAGGCCACATCGTGGTGCATGACGTGGTGAGTGAGCTTCCTCTCTTCGAGCGTATGGCTCTTATGAAGAGGCTGGTTCCCCGTGACCATCTCGTGGTGACGCTCGCCTTACCCGAGAAACCGTCTGCCTGGTACAAGCCCGAGGTGGCTGTGCGGGACAAGTGGCCCGAGGTGGGGTGGCTCGCCAAGAAGGTCGA